GTGATGAACACGCAGACTTGAAACTGTTAAACGAAGCATTACAGATTCCAGTAAATTCAGAAACGTATGTTAAAGAACTACACAAACAAATCGCTAAGATTGTTATTTCAGATGGTGATAAGTTAGATGATATTATGAGAGAGATTGAAGAGGAGACACCAATCCAAACTGATATGCCACATCCAACTGTTACACCAGAAACAAAGATACCTCACATTCAAGCAATGATTGAAGAAGGTCTAACAGATGCAGAAATGTTAGAGTTGCATCCTGAACTAACACAAAATGATATTGACT